GTAGAATCAGATGTAGCAATTGATATAGATTCATCAACTTTAGATATAGATGCGAGTGGAGCAATAACGATAGATGGTACTTCAACTTTATCTATTGATGTAGATGGAGCAACGAATATTAATACTTCAGTAGGAGGTATAGAAATAAATTCAGAAGCTGGTAGTTTAACATTAGATGGACACACTGGAGTAGATATAGATGCATCAAATAGTGGTAAAGTTGCTATTGATGGTGCAGGTGGAATTGACATTGGTGTTGCATCGGATGTTGCTATTGATATAGATGCTAGTACATTAGATATAGATGCTAGTGGGGCATTAACTATTGATTCAGCTACTTCAATTGGTATAGGAACAAATGCAGATAAACCAATAGATATTGATTCAACCACATTTGATTTAGATGCTAGTGGTAATATTACTATAGATTCTAATGGGGCTGATGGTATTCAAATAGGTACTGCAAACTCAGGTGTACCAATTCAGATTGGACACACAACTTCAGAAACAACAGTAAATGATAACTTAACTGTAACTGGAAACTTTACAGTAAATGGAACGACAACATATGTTTCCTCATCGAATGTAACAATCGGTGATAGAATTATAGAATTAAATTATTTAGGTGCTAGTGGTAATGGTGGTTTATATGTAGGTGATGCTGATGGTACTGCAACCTCTGGTTCATTACTTTGGGATTCTACAAACGATTATTGGATTGCAGGAGCAAAAGGTACAGAACACAAAATATTATTACAAAATGGTGATTCTATCATAAGTGGTAGTGGTACAAATAATCAAATCACAACATTTACAGGTACACATGGAGTAGATTCATCAGCAAACTTAACATTCGATGGTTCAATACTAAGAATAACTGGTACACAAGAAATAACATCACACCTTAGTGGTTCAGCATCAGCTTCATTCGCTGATTTAAAAATATCAGATGATGCAAGTATAGCATCTTTAACTGTAACTGATTTAACAAACGATAGAGTTGTTATCGTTGGTGGTGGAGGAGAAATAGAAGATTCCGCTAATCTAACATTTGATGGTACTACTTTAGGAGTTACTGGTAATGTTACCGCAACTGCTAGTGGTTCATTTAATAATGTAAATGTTACAACTTCACAACTAATAGGTAGTGATTTATATGTTGGTGGAACAATTTTCCATAAAGATGATACTGATACTAAAATTGTATTTACTGATGATGATATAAATATTACAGTTGGTAATACGAATATGATTGATTTCACTCAAGACACTGTAAGTGAAATAACTATTAATGAAGCAGCACAAAATTTAGATGTTAGAATAGAAGGTGAAGCAGATAATAAATTATTCTTTACAGATGCAAGTGTATCAAAAATTGGTATTGGTACAAATTCACCAGGTGAAAAATTAACAATACATGGAAATGTTAGTGGTTCAGCATCAGGTTCATTTAATGATGTATATGTTACTGGTAATGTAAGAGGTGAAACTTTACAAGTAATCAGTAGTGAAAATAATTTAGCAGAATTCCACTCAACCGATTCAGCAGCAAAAATATTACTAAGAGATTCAGATGGTGTGGGTACAAGAATATCTTATGTAGGTTCAGATGATACTGCTGGATTTGGACAATCAACAACTCACAATGAATTAGCTATTCATGTAAATAATAGTGAAAGAGTAGCTATAGGTAAAAACCACACTATTCCGCACGCAGTATTAGATGTAAGTGGAAGTTTAATAGTAAGTGGTACTCAAGAAATTAAATTTGGTGATTTAACTGTACATGAAACAGGTTCATTCGGAAGAGTTTCTGGACATATATTAGCAACCAATGGTGTAATAAGTGGTTCATCTCAAATAGACCACGATGCTACAACCAACTTCGTAGCTGGTGAACACTTCTTACAATCAGCTATTACAACTGTAGGTACAGTAACAACTGGTAATGTTACCGCAATATTACCAAGTGGAGTAGTATCTGGTTCATCTCAAGTAAGTGGATTAGGATTTATAACTGCTAGTGATGCAACTTCTCATCCTAATTGGATATCTTCTAATTTAGTAGCTGGAAATAATGTAACAATAACATCAAGTAGTACTACTTTAACAATTGAAGCATCTGCTGGCGGAGGTGGTGGAGGAAGTATTAGTGGTTCATCACAAATTAATCACGACGCTACTACAGGTTTTGTTAGTAACGAACACATTGACCATAGTAATGTATCGATTACTGGTACAACTGGTTTGAGTGGTGGTGGTGATATAACAACTAACAGACAAATAACATTAGATGTAAGTTCGGGTACATTTACTGGTGGTGTAACAGCAGCGAATGATGCTTTAGGAGTACTTTCAGGTTCAGCACAAATTACGGCATTCGGATTCGTATCATCAAGTGTTGGAGATACTCTTCAGCAAGTAACAACTGCTGGAGCTACAACGAATGTTGCAACCACATTCTCAAATACAACAGATTCAACATCTAAAACTACTGGAGCACTAATTGTTGGTGGTGGTTTAGGTGTAAATAATACAATAAACGCTGGTGGTGATGTAATCGCATACGCATCATCAGATGAGAGATTAAAAGATAATATTAAACCAATTGAAAACCCATTAGATAAAATTTCACAGATTAGTGGTAATACTTTTGATTGGAATAGTGAAAAGCAGAATATTTATAATGGAAAAGACTATGGAGTAATCGCACAGGAAATCCAAAAGGTGATGCCTGAACTCGTAGATACGAGAGATAGTGGTTACTTAGCAGTAAAATATGACAAAATTGTTCCTTTACTGATTGAATCAATCAAAGAATTGAAAAGAGAAATTGAGGAACTAAAATCTAAATAGAATTTTAGTTTAATATGGCACAAACGATAAAATTAAAAAGGTCCGCAACTGAAGGAAAAGCACCTTCTACATCTGATTTAGCGCTTGGTGAATTAGCAATAAACACATACGATGGTAGAGTATTCTTTGAAAAGAACGATGGTTCTGCTACCATTGAACACATATTAACTACAGATTCTATAACTACGGGTTCAATTACCTTAACAGGTACAGTAACTACAGGTACACTTACACTTAGTGGATTATCAGCACAAAACTCAGAAGCAACCTCATTGATGATTAATGGTAGTGGTGTTGTTGGAACAAGAGAATTAGGTTCAAACGCATTCACATCCACAACAATTGGTACAACTACAAACGCACTTACCGATGGAACTGGTATAGCTGATTTTTCGTTTGATGGTTCAGGAACAGCTACGATAGCTACTGATGATAGTGCTATTGTTCACGATAATTTAAGTGGATTCGTAGCAAACGAACATATAGACCACTCAACTGTATCAATTACTGCTGGTACAGGTTTAAATGGAGGTGGTACAATCGCTTCAACAAGAACTTTAAATGTAGATGATGAATATTTAAATACTTCATTAAACTCACTAACAGGTTCTTTAGTAACAAAAACAGGTTCAGAAACCCTTACAAATAAAACTTTAACAAGTCCTGATATTAACGCAGGTACAGTAGATTCAATAACATCATTAACTGTAGCAAATGATATTGATATAGGTGCACATCAATTAAGAGCAGAAACATTTAGGTCTGATATATCAACTGGTACTGCTCCATTTACAGTTGCATCTACAACTGCGGTAGCTAACTTAAACGCAGATATGGTAGATGGGGTTGAAGCACATACTTTATTAAATAATTCATTAAACGCATTTACGGCATCAAACGCCAATACATCACTAAACTCAGCAACTGGTTCATATATTACAGCAGTTAGAAGTGTAACCGCTGGTGGTAATAGTTTAGCAGCTGGTGAAACACTAGCATTTACTGCTGGTTCTAATATTACAATTACAGAAGATGGTGGAGCAGTAACAATTGCAGCTACTGATACAAATACACAACTTACTCAAGAAAATGTAGAAGATTTTGTAGGTGGTATGTTAGATGGTACAGAAACTGGTATAACTGTTGGTTATGATGATAGTAATGGTAATATTGATTTTGTTGTAGCTGATACAACTGTAGCTGGTGATTCTGGTACAACTGGTATAACTCCAGGTGATACACTTACAATTGCTGGTGGTAGTAATGTTACAACCGCAATGTCAGGTGATACATTAACCATAACATCAACAGATACGAATACTCAGTTATCAACTGCAGATGTAAGAGGAAAATTTTCAGCTGGTGAAGGTATTGATATAAGTAGTGGTGAAATCTCAGGTGA